CCAAGGATTTGCATAAACCTACTGGAAGATAATGGGAACTTGAATGGATATGCAACAAGATAACTATATTTTGGCCTACTATCAGGGCATAAAGGACGGGACTTACACGGTCGGCAAGTGGATTCGGCTGGTATATGAATATATCGTTAAGGGCTTACAAGACAAGCTCTTTTTTTATGACCAGAAAAAAGCTAACGCGGCCATAGAGTGGATTGAAACGCATTGCTCGCACACAGAAGGACCGCTCGCACCGTCACGGATCAAGTTAGAGCTTTGGCAAAAGGCTTTTATATCTTGCATATATGGTTTAGTCGATGCGGACGGTTTGAGGCAGTTTCGTGAAGTTCTGCTTGTAGTCGGACGCAAAAATGGCAAAACGAAGCTTGCCAGTTCTATAGGTTCTTATGACTGGCGCGTCGCCGGCGGTTACGGTGCAAAGGTGTTTAACATTGCGCCGAAGCTTGACCAAGCCGACTTGGTTTATAACGATATTTGGCAAATGACCACGCTCGACCCGGAATGGATCGCGCTGCGTGACGAGGTAAAAGAAAAAGACAAATACGGCAGATTGGTTCGTGATGATTCAATGCTTGCCAGACATAGACAAACAGACCTTGCTATTCCTGGAATGAATGCGAATGTAAAAAAGATTGCATTCAGCGCAAAGAAGTCGGACGGCTTCAATCCGTCGCTTTGTATCTGCGATGAGGTTGCAGCATGGGAAGGCGACGCAGGGTTAAAGCAATACGAGGTTCTTAAATCCGGAATGGGGGCAAGGCCGGAGGGTCTGCTTATAAGCTGCACAACTTCCGGTTATGTGAACGAAGGCATATACGACGAGTTGCTGAAGCGGTCAACGCGGTTCTTATTAGGGGATTCTAAAGAGCGTAAGCTTTTGCCGTTTCTGTACATGATAGACGATATTGGCAAATGGAACGACATAAACGAGCTACGAAAGAGTAACCCGAATTTAGGCGTATCGGTTTCGGTCGATTATATGCTGGAAGAAATTGCAGTTGCGGAAGGTTCGCTTTCTAAGAAGAGCGAGTTCATTTGCAAATACTGCAACTTGAAACAAAACAGTTCGCTCGCATGGCTGGAATCCAATGTAATCGAATCGGCTTGCGGGGATCCGTTTTGTCTTGAGGATTTTTCAAGATGCTATTGCGTCGGCGGTGTTGACCTATCCAGAACGACAGACCTAACGGCGGCGTCAATCGTAGTTGAGAAGGGCGGCGAGTTCTATGTGTTCTGCCAGTTCTTTTTACCGTCCGAAAGAATTGAGGAATTGCAGCAGATCGACGGCGTACCGTATGGGATTTACGTTAAACGTGGATTATTAAAACCGAGCGGGACAAATATAATCGACTATCACGACGTATTCAACTGGTTCCGTGATATGGTCGAGCAATATCATATTTACCCGCTCAAAGTTGGATACGACCATTATTCGGCGAATTACTTTACGCAGGAAATGCAGGATTTTGGCTTTCATATGGACGACGTATACCAGGGCTTCAACTTGCACCCGGTTATTACAGAATTTGAGGGACTAATAAAAGACGGTCGCGTACATATTGGCGACAATGATCTTTTGAAAATACATCTGTTTAATTCGGCGCTGAAAGTAAGCACCGAAAAAGGGCGCTCAAAACTGATTAAGATTAAACCTACCGCGCATATTGACGGCATGGCATCGGTTCTCGATGCGTTTACAGTCCGGCAGAAGTGGTGGGGCGAGATAGGGGCGCAACTAAAGAACGAGAGGGATTAGATGGCATCACTATTTGATAAGATATTCCGACCGGACAAGGCAAAGAAATCGGACGAGGCACTAAAGAAAGCAAGCAGCCTTTTCCAGACCTTGACCGCATACGAGCCAGTATTTACTAATTTCGGCGGTATGATTTATGAGAGCGAGATCGTAAGGGCTGCAATCGACGCAAGGGCGAGACATATAAGCAAGCTAAAGGTTGACATACAAGGCACGGCCAACCAGCCGTTGCAGAATAAATTAAAGCTTGCGCCGAACCAGTTCCAGACATGGAGCCAGTTTTTGTATAGGACTTCGACCATACTGGACGTAAACAATACGGCTTTTGTGGTTCCGGTGTTCGATGATCGTATGGTTATTACTGGCGTGTACCCGGTTCTTCCGACAATGTGTTCGCTGGTCGAATATGATAACAAGATTTGGCTGCGGTATCAGTTCAGCATGGGATTTATTGGCGCAGTTGAATTTGAAAAGTGCGCGATACTGACAAAGCACCAGTATAAGAGCGATTTCTTTGGAGATTCAAACAACGCTATCAAAGAAACCATGCAGTTGATTCACATACAGAATCAAGGCATCGAGGAAGGCGTAAAGAATGCCGCGACATTCCGATTCATGGCGCAGCTTGCTAACTTTGCCGATCCAGAGGACGTTGCAAAAGAGCGAAAACGATTCACTGAAAACAATCTCGCAACAGATTCAAAGGCGGGCGGGTTCCTGCTTTTTCCAAACACGTACAAAGATATAAAGCAGATTGACGTTAAGCCGTATGCGGTCGATGCGGAGCAAATGAAACAGATACGCGAGAACGTATTTAATTACTTCGGCGTCAATGAGGACGTGCTACAGAACAAGGCTAAAGGCGAAGAGCTGGAGGCCTTTTTTGATGGAGCAATAGAGCCGTTTGCGATTCAGTTCTCAGAAGCTATGACGATGGCGTTATTCAGCGAAAGAGAGCGGGCGCAGGGTACGAAGTTCATGGCAACGGCTAATCGGCTCCAGTATATGAGCGTAACGCAAAAAGTGCAGATGGCGAAAGAGTTAGGCGATAGAGGCGCAATACTGATAGACGAAATTCGCGAACTATTCAACTATGCGCCGCTGCCGGACGGATCCGGCCAAGTTGCACCGATTAGAGGCGAATACAAGGCAACCGATGAGTTGGGAGGAAACGAAGAAAATGGCACAGAAGAATAACAATAAAACAAACAGAGAATACAGAAACGTAATGGTTCCGTTTGAAGTAAGAGAAGCGGGCGAGGGCGAAATGATCGTAGCCGGATACGCTTGCACATTCAACGAGCCGTATGAGCTTTATTCGTGGGACGACGTGACCGTGCGCGAACAGATTGCGCCGGATGCGTTTAACGATGCGGATATGAGCGACGTGATAATGCAGTACAACCACGAAGGGCGAGTTTTTGCCCGCAACAGCAACAAAACCTTGACCGTCAAACCAGACGATAAAGGACTATACATCGAAGCGGATTTGTCCGGTACGGAGCTGGGACGCCAGCTTTACGAGGAAATCCGCGGCGGCTATACAAACAAAATGAGCTTTGGCTTCACGGTAGAAGCAGACGAAGAGACGCGATCCGAAGAAGATGGGCGCGTCGATTATTTGCGTACTATCACGAAAATTAGAAAGCTTTATGACGTTTCAGCCGTTTCTATTCCGGCTAATGACGCGACAAGTATTAGCGTTAGAAAGCTGACCGACGGAGTGATCGAGAAGCTACAAGCGGAGCGACTTGCAGCCGAAGAATTGGAAACAGAACGCCGCAGATTGAAAGTTAAAGCGAGAGCATTAGGAGGAATCTAATGGACTACGAAAAAATGACGATGGAAGAGCTTGAAACCAGAGCCGCCGAGATCGTGACCGAGCTGGAAGAAGCTGACAAGGAAAAGATTGAAGCGCTCAACGGTGAGCTTGACGCTATCGAAGAAAGAAAAAAGGTTCTCACAAAAGAGCTGGCAGAACAGAGAGCCGCCGCCGTAGCGGTTGCAAGTGGAGCTGGCACAGTAATTGAAGAAGGAGTAAAAAAAGACATGGCTACAAACATGGAAATTAGAAACAGCCAGGAATACATTGAAGCATACGCAAAGTATGTTAAGACCGGAAAAGACACAGAATGCAGAGCGCTGTTAACCGAGAACGTTACCGGCGGCGTGGTTCCGGTTCCAGAACTGGTAGAGAGCAGAGTCCGCCAGGCATGGGAAAGAGACGAAATCTTTAGCAGAATCGCTAAAACATACGTTCGCGGAAATCTCAAAGTTGGATTCGAGATCTCCGCAACAGATGCAGCAGTACACACTGAGGGTGCAAATGCTCCGGCGGAGGAAGTACTGACTCTCGGAATCGTTACAATGGTTCCGGCAAACATCAAGAAGTGGATCACCGTATCTGACGAAGTGCTTGCTCTTGGAGCTGAGGACTTCCTCGCATACATCTACGACGAGCTGACATACAAGATCATTCAGAAGGCAGCCGATCTCGTTGTTGCTGCAATTACAAGCGCACCGGCTACATCCAGCGCTACAGCCGTAGGCGTTGCACAGATCTCTGGCAGAGTAAGCACTGCAACTCTCATTGATGCAATGGCAGCACTCGGAGACAGCGCACAGAACCTCGTTCTGATCGCATCCGGTACAACTATCGCAGCTGTTAAGAAGGCAGCTCTCAACGCTAACTATGCGCTCGATCCGTTTCAGGGACTCGAAGTCATTCAGAAGGACGGCGTAACAGGCGCTATCGTTGGAGACCTCGCCGGTGTACAGGCTAACCTCCCTGAGGGCGACTCCGTAACATTCAAGTTCGATGATCTCTCACTCGCTGAGAAAGACATGGTCAAGATCGTCGGCAGACTGTACGCAGCTATCGCGCTGGTTGGCCCGGAGATGTTCGCGGTAATCACGGGGGAATAGATCCGGGAAGGAATAACGTCGATTTGCACTCGATGACAAAGAGCCAGCTCGTAAATTACGCGGCTGATAACGGAATCGAGGGCGTTTCTTCTCGGGACACTAAATCGACAATAATCGAAACTATTGAGGCGGCTCAAAATTAGAGCCGTCTCTTATTTGTGGAGTAATAAAAGATGCTATCAAAAGTGAGAACCGCATTGCGGATTAAGACAAACGCATACAACGACGAATTGGAAGGCTTAATTGAAGCGGCAAAACTTGACCTTAAAGTGGCGGGTGTCGTTGTCCCGGAAGAACTGGACGCAATCGTTAATCAGGCAATCATCACATATTGCAAAATGAATTTCGGTCTGGTGGACGATTACGACAAACTGAAACGGAGTTACGACGAACAGAAAGCACAGCTTTCTAACGCTACTGGTTATACAGATTGGGGCGATTCCAATGTATGAGGACGTTGCAAAGCTGGTTAAATACGGCGAGTCAACTTTCGACGAATACGGAAACGAGACGGTTGAAACCGTAGAGCGTGAAGTGTTTGTCATGCCGCGCGGTGTGTACCAGAGCGAATACTATAACGCTGCACAAGTCGGCCTGAAGCCGTCCATTACGTTTGAGCTTACAGTTCGTGATGATTACGAAGGCGAAAAAGTAGTGGTTTATAACGAGCGGACGTTTGACGTTATCCGCGTGGACTGGAACGCGCAGCGGGATAGGTTATCACTTATATGTGAGGAACGGGCAAATGGCTGAAATTAGTTTATCCGCGCAGCTTGTGAAGATTCTCGACGACTACGACAAAGAAGTTCACGAAGTTGCAGAAAAGGAAATCCAAAGCACAGCGAGGGCAGCGGCGAAGAAACTCCGAAGCGAATCTCCTAAAGGTTCGCCACGCCGGAGGCATTACGCCGAAGGATGGGCAACTAAAAAGGTTGATGGCGGGATTATCGTTTACAACCGAACCAACCCGCAGTTGACGCACTTGCTTGAGAACGGTCACATAATCCGAAACGGCAAAGGCACATACGGAAGGGCGCCGGCCATTAAGCACATCAAGCCGGTTGAAGAATGGGCGAATAATGAAGTCGTTGAAAGAATAGAGGCAAAGCTATGATTTTCGAAACACTGCAAAAATTAAATATCCCTTGCGTCTATTCGCATTTCAAAGACAAGGACGCGCCAAAGGAACCGCCGTATATTGTTTATATCGGTAACGGCCAGGACACGTTCGAAGCGGACGACACATTTTACCATACGCGCAACCGCTATCAGGTAGAATATTACTTCACGAAAAAAGACGAAACCATAGAAGCCGCCATAGAGTCGCAGTTGCTCGCAGACGGCTTTTTATATGAGAAAAGCGAGGACGTTTTTATTGAAGAAGAAAACGTTTTCGTTATCTATTATTTAATTTAATCTAACGAAAGAGGTTCAACATGGCAGACAACAACAAAGTATTATTTGGTTTTTCCGACCTTTACGTTGGGACTTATGCCGTCAATAACGGAACCGTTACACTTGGCACACCATACCACCAGAGGGGCGCCGTTGGTTTTTCACCAGAGCCGAACGAATCCGAAACGAACTTTTATGCTGACAACATGGCATACTTTACGGAACAGATTGGCAGAACCAGAGCGGGCGACCTTGAAGTTGCAAAGTTTGATGATTCATTCAAAGAACAGTTCCTTGGGTATGTTCAGAGTTCCGGCGGCGGTCTTGCGGAGGTTATCAATCCAGTTAAGCCGAATATCTATATTGCTTTTGAGATCCAGGGCGACAAAGAAGCGAGAAGAGTAATCATGTATAACGGCACTCTGGGAAGTATCAACCGCGAATATTCCACCATTGAGGAAAACAGAGAACCAGTAACCGAAACTATCTCAACAACATTCGCGGGTGATGAAAAATCTGGGATCATTGTTGACACTTATAAGCCAGGTGATTCCGGCTATGCAACGTTATTCACAGAGCCACCAGTTCCCGCGATTGCATCAAGCGGCAACTAATTAGAAGGGGCAAGGCTAAAACCTTGCTCCATTTTTTTTAATTTATGAAGGAGTGCGACCTATGGAAAAAACAATCAAGATTGGAAAAGTGCCAGTGCGTTTGAACAACAACATTGGCTGGTCAATGGCATACCGCGACCAGTTTGGGCAAGATATTATTCCGGTAATTATGCCGATGATTGCGAGCGGACTGGACATTATAACCGGACTGTTAAACAGCGCGGAAGATACTGACGAAATTAAGGGTATCAAAGGGGCCGACATATTAAAGCAGATTGACGGCGACACGCTCATAGACGCGATGGCTCATTTGTCCGCTTTGGAGTTTGTCGATTTAATCAATATCACATGGGCGTTGGCTAAATGCGCCGATGATGAAATCCCAGAGCCAAAAGAATGGGTTAAACAGTTTGACACATTCCCGGTTGATATAGTTGCTCCGGCGGTATTTGAACTGATCGGCAAAGGGCTTATTTCGTCAAAAAACTGGAGAAGGCTGAACGAAGCGAAAGAGAAAGTTCAGCCGACGAAAAAATCACAGTAGAGACTATTATTCTCGCTGGACTTGAGCGAGGTTTAACCATGACCGATATAAGGCAAATGCAAATCGGTCAAATAGTGGACTTTTGCGTAGCTTATAACGAACGGCACAAGGAAGAAACCGAGCCGGAAAGAAGCAAGCCAAAGAAGCGCAGAGCCACACAAAAAGAGATTGACGCATATTTTGGGTAAATTAGAGGTATAAAACATGGCGGGTCAGGTAAAGGGAATCACAATTTCCTTCCGTGGTGATACTACAAAACTTGATAAAGCGCTGCGCCAAATCAAAAGCGACAGTAAAAGCGTAGACGCGCAGCTAAAAGAAGTTAACCGCGCACTACGGTTCAATCCGAAAAATGCGGAACTGCTGCGGCAGAAGTTCGACCTATTGGGAAAGAAAGTCAACCAGACGGAGAACGAGCTTAAACAGCTTCGAAACGTAGAAAATCAACTAAAGGCGCAGAACGTTTCGAAACAATCCGCGGAATGGATGAAAGTACGGCGCGAAATCATACAAGCAGAAAGTAAGTTAAAGCACTTTAACGCGGAGCTGAAAAAAGCGAAATTCGCCAACATGACCAATCTGGGCAACTCGTTTAAGTCGGCTGGTGCAAGTATGCGGAGCGCTGGAATGTATGCGACTATTGGCGGCGCGGCTATGGTTGCAGCGGGTAAAAAGCTTCTGGATCTAAACGCCACGCAGGAGCAAGCAGAGAACAAGCTCATTGAAATCTATAAAAAGCGTATGGGCGTAAACGAAGAGGCTGCAAAGTCTACGATGAAGCTCGCCAGCGCGATACAAAAAGAGGGTGTAATCGGAGACGAAGTTACATTATCTGGAGCGCAGCAGCTTGCTACGTTTGCGAAAATGCCTTCGACAGTAAACAAGCTTTTACCGGCTATGGATAATTTGCTCGTTCAGCAGAAAGGATACAATGCTACGGCTGACGATGCAAAGAATATAGCAAACCTATTCGGTAAAGCGATGCAAGGCCAGGTTGGATCGCTTAAACGTGTAGGCATCAGCTTTACGGACGCTCAGGCCGAAATTCTCAAGACCGGGACGGAAGAAGAACGTGCGGCAGTTCTGGCGCAAGTTGTAACGGATAACGTCGGCGATATGAATAAAGCATTTGCTGAAACCGACGCCGGAAAGATGCAGCAAGTTAAAAATTCGCTCGGAGACTTTGGCGAACGTCTGGGCGCTGCATTGCTCCCAGCTTTGGCAAGTGTAGCAGATTGGCTGAATAACACAGTGTTGCCGGCGATTGAAAAGGTTGTTAGCTTCGTAGAAGGACATCCAATCGTTGCAAAGATTGCGGTCGGCATAGCGGCACTTCTTACGGTTGGCGGTCCGCTCCTGATATTTATAGGCGCGATCATTTCTGCCATTGGCACTATTATGACGGTCCTGCCTATGCTGTCCGGTGCGTTTACTGCGCTAACGGGTCCGATTGGTTTAGTTATCGCGGCTATTGCGGCGGCTATAGCAATCGGCGTTGCACTCTATAAGAATTGGGACACGGTAAAAGCAACACTGATTAAGACGTGGAACACCATCAAGGCCGGAGCGGTCAAGGTTTGGAACGCTATCAAAAACGCAATCATGGCGCCAATACAAGCGGCACAGATTCGGTTGAGGTACCTTGTGGCTCGTATGCGGATGCAGTTCATCGCAGGGGTGCAGGGCATCAAGGCAAGAGCTTCCGCTATATTTAACGCTATCAATACCGCTATAACGCATCCGATCCAGACGGCGGCGAACATCATAAGAAGAATAGTTGAGAGAATCAAAGGCTTTTTCCACTTTTCCATATCTGCGCCACATATTCCGCTGCCGCATTTCACTATTAGCCCGGCGGGTTGGCGGCTTAAAGATTTGCTAAAAGGCGTAAAGCCTAAACTCGGAA